GCCCGCATGTATATACCCGATTTGATTTAATCCCGCTGAAAATTCAATCATCCTATTTAATATCCATGTGGCGTGTTCTGCTGGTAGTGGATTAGGTAACGATGAAAGAGGTATTGACCTATCAGCCAAATTTATCTCGAGTTCGTTGTCGGAAAGTAACCGCATGTTTAATGGTAAGTATTTTTTAAAAAAGTCAAAACGTGGGTCACGACACAATTGTAAAATGTTAAAATTGGCAAGCGATTTTTTTAACAAGGCTTCATCTCCAATTATTTCAAGGCTATTTAATTTGTAGGTAATAATACCGGCATCATCTTTGTGCTTTTTGCCCTTTTCAAAATCATCCTTATAGTTGTTAAGTTTTACCATAGCCTCTTTTGCCAATGGTAAAGAACATTTATCCGGATGAACCTGTGTTAAGTATTCTTTATAGGTGTCTTTCCAGTTCTGTAAACTACCGAAAAGTTCTATCGGCGACTTTGATTTTAGAATTTTTTCAATCGTCTCATGTGTAGTATCCATTTGATTTTAAAATTTGTTTTTGTTGAATGTAAAAGTATAAATTAAAGTTTATAAAACAAACTAAAATTTAAAATAAAAAAAGCCCTTCATTTCTCAAAGGCTAATTAAAAGATTATTTGTTTTTTATTCCCAGGCGAATAATACTTTATGTTGTGTTTGGGTTCTCTGTCTTAATACCTTATCATAGTGAAATCCAAAATTGAAATATTCGGCACCTCTTAAATAAGCCCGTAACATTCTTTGATAAAAATGCCGCTCTCTTTTGTCTGATTCCCTTTGATCTGTTGTTTTCGCCAATGTTTTAGGTGTAGTTGGGTCGATAATAGTTAAAGTAAATTCTGTTTTACCTTTAAATACCTTTGTTGGTTCTCTTTTTATGTTTTTTTCCATAACTGGATAAATTTGTTTTGGGGCTAAATCGCCTTTTCAAATCTAATTAATAAATCTAATAAAGTATTACTCCCTTTCTAAATCTATGAACATTATCAACTAAAAAAGCATCGGTTATAATTCCGTCAACTGTTTGAACAACGAAATTATCTTTGATGTAATTTCTTAATACAACTAATTGTGTTTTTGGGTCTTGCCAGTACGACCAACACTCTTGTGGTGTCATAACTGTATCGGGGAGATGTTCAAATCCTTTTAAATGGTTTTTTATGGAGTGAAAGGAATGCTGATTAAAAACGATGTTTGTTAAAAGTCTTTCGCATTGGAAAATAATTTCCCCGTGTTCGTTAGTGTGATATTTTAGTTTCCATTCCTGCCAGGCTTCAATGAAGTTGTGGAGTTTTTGTTTGTTTGCGTTCATGGTTTTAATCTATGTTAAATAAATCGCCGTTTGCTTCATTTGCAGATGGCAATGCATTAAAATATGTGTGACCTTCGCGCGGAAGTATCCCGCAATCGGCTGAATTAAATCTGAATTGAGGGTCTACATGTTGTAATGATTCTTTTGCTTCATCATTTGTTAAAACACTTTTACCATTTTCCTCAAGATATTGGTCATCGACCTGTTCGCTACCGCAGTCGCAATTGTAACCGTTTTTTGGATGGCAAGCATCACCTTCTGGATCACCAATTCTATAAATATTCCCGACTAATTCAAGATGTTCAATACGTGGATTTGCGGAATTTGTTTCTAAATAAATCCAATATGGAAATATATCGGCATCTGATCTGTATTGTCTAAATTGTTCTCCAGAAATTGCTAATCCCACTGATGTGTCATACTCGACTCTTAGCCAAACATCATTTACTACATCCGTAATCGCTTTTACATCCTTTTTAAAAGCCGAATATCCTTTTCTCACACCATCTTCATCAAATAGTTGAGATTGTATCATTTTGCTTTCAGCGAGGCTCTTAGCGGCACTAAATTGCGCACTGTTAAGCATGTAACGCTCGTAAATTGAAGTATCTTTAAATGCGCTAAAATCGGCCTTTATTTTGGTTTCCTCAATTATAACATCCTTAAAAGTTTTTAAATACTCTTTGTAAACTGGCAGATAAATCCCGGTGCCTCCTTTGTAAACAAATTTACCCTCATCGTCTGAAAGTTCTTTTAGTTTACCAATAACCTTATTTATGCGGGATTGCTGTTTTTTATCAATGGGTTTAGGTTTTAAAGCAGTATACTCACTACCTAAAAAAATTTTTTTTTTAATGCCATTTGAAACGTGGCATCCGGTTTTACCAATGGATCTATTTTGGGTTGTGGTAATGGTTCAAAGAAATCAGGGCTTATGCCATTTTCTGTGAAGAATTTATCTGTCGGCTTAAAACCCCCATCGTTTAATGTTGCTACAACCAATTGCATGTCTGCAATGGTTAATTGTTTCGCTGAATTATATGAATAATCCCAACTATCAATATTGGGCAGGTTATCGTAAAGTTGGCTTATTTTGGTTTTGAACTTATTGTTTAAAATAGATAGGATGAACGGCATTAGTTCGGCAACCCTATCATCCATCGTGCGCTCTTCGATTTCACCTAATGACCTGTTTCCCCCTCTACCGCTTGCACCACCAGTTAATGAACGTCCGAAAATTAATGTTTGTATATGACCTTCGAATCGTTCGTTATAGTCGGAATAAATCTTATAGGCTTGTGCTGAATTGCCGTTTTTTTCACTTTCCATTACGATTGATTTTTGCATCTCGTTTTTATCGTTCAAAACGTAAGGTGCAACTAAACCAACTTTAGGGTTCATGTTTGTAGATATATCAATCGCTTGTTGTTTGTAGTCGTTTTTGGGTAGGCCGGTAAGCGGGTCAACGCTTCCGTCATCCTGGGGATAATAAACTGTTGTTTGGGAATAAGCGTTTCTTCTACCGGCTGCTAATTGGTTATCATTATTTTCGTTCATTTCCACAAAGGCAAATGAAATCGGTTGCATCCAGCCTAAAAATGCTTCGTAATTATTTGAGGGTTGAATATAAAGTAAATTTGGATATTCATCTGCCATTGCTCCATCGTAAAATGCAAAAGTGTTCGCTTTTAACATTCTGTTAATGGGATCTATTTGTTGCATGGGATATTTATAGCATTCACCCTCAACAGGATCAAAGTTTAACATGGTAAAGCCCCAAAAATGAGCGTAAAGTATTTCCCGGCGTAATTGTATCTGCCATTGTTGATTACAAAGAGCATCGGTTAATTCGGGGATTTCGTTTCCTTTTTTATCTACAATGTAAAAAGGCACCCGATCCATTGCAGCACCTAATTTTAAGAATAAAGATTGTACGAATGCGGACTTTTCAAATACCCAACTTGTTAGGGTTGCGTATTGTTGGGTATAACCCATTTTGATAGCCTGGTCGCAAGCCTCCCGGACACGCGAAACATCCCATTGAACAAAATATTGACTTGGATATACCCAACTGCCAATGTTTTGACCAGATTGTTTGGGAATATAAAATGGATTGACTAATGGATTTCCAGAAGCTGTTTTAGTTCCAGGTTGCACGGTTCCAAATCCACCGCCGCCTTTTCCTTGCCCTGATGCCCCGCCTGTTTGACCAATTCCGCCAAACGGCCCTTGATTCGCTAATTTAGTTACCTTTCTACTTTTTGCCATTACCCATGTATCCCGCCGTCACCTTCACCTAATGTAGCAAAATCTACAAACATTTCAAACCATTCAAAACTATTATACCCTTTGATAATATAACATGGCAAAAATATTAATATTGTTATTGCCAATGCCGGGATAATTCCAATAAATGCTAAAATTCGTAAAATTCTTGTTTTCATATTTTTAACCTAACCATCTAAAATTTTGTGGATATAATCTTGCACTTGATTCATAATAAGGACTTGCTGGAGGATACAATGAAAAATTATCAACCCCTTCCCTTATTTTGTTTAGCATTTCATCATGCCATAGAAAATTAGCCTCTGTTATGCTTCCTTCGCCTGCCATATTACCTAAAATATTTTTCAATGCTGTTATTGCCACAAACTTTACAAATGCGGCCTCTCTTGTGCCTGATATTGCATTTAATTCTCGTTGCACATCATATTTAGTCAAAAACATATTGGTTACTTCCTGATAAGCTGTAGTGCAGCCATTTTGAAGTTTAGTATTACTGGTTTCCCATTGCTTAATCATGACCGTATATGATGAAAACATTGTAAGATCACTCCCTTGCAAGTATCCAAAGCTTAATGCATCTAATTCAGCGTTTGTTAAGGTTGCCATTATTTAACTGTATTTTAATGGTGAATTAGGCCAAATATTATTATAATCAATTTGTCTTCCCGTTCCCTTACAAATTTCACAATCACATTTACCCAAAAAGAATATATAAATAAATCCTTTTCCATTACATCCCAAACATTTCATTGTAGGATAATCCGATTGATCTATAGTAAATAATGTTTGAGGTTTTAAGTTCATAGTTAATTCGCAATTATGTTTGATTGGTAACAAAAAACTGGCCTGTTAAAGCAGTAATTAAAATCAACATAAGCCCTAAACCACACTATCCCGAACGATTCAACGTCACGGCAATTTTTTGAGGTAAGGCTAACTGTTGTCATAGTATCCAAATGTAAAAATATTAATTCGATTTTTTGAAAATAAAAAAAGCCTCATATTTCTATGAAGCTTAATTACCCTGAAAACGTATCAAGGCAAATCAGAGTGTTTTAAATTCAAAATTATATTTAGTTTTTAAAGTTATCCTATTTATATTCTTAACTAACGCATTATAGTGTGTTTTACAAAGCCATTCTGTTACAATACTCCCATTTTGGGAGCTTTTATATTGCACTTGCTTAAAAGGTTTTTTATTACATTTGTAATAAGTAATTCCTATGCCACTATCAAACGAAGATGTTCTATTGCAATTACACATGTTTTAATATTCTATAAAACCCTGCTTTGTAGAATTAATTAATGAAATATATTCCGATTTTCTTAATGGCCTAAAATCATCATCATTAAAGTATTTTACTATTGCTTCTTTTGAGCCATCGCCGACTTTCATAAACATACCATCTGTCAACATGCTTATAAGCCCGTATGATTTATCGCCCCCAACATTGAACCCAACTTTAAAACAAACTGTACAAGCAAAGGATAAGTCGGTAGTACCTAATGTTGATGAATTTTTTATTACATATAAACCGCATTCTATGTCCTTGACATCCCATTTTGCGGTAAGTGTTAATTTCATAATATTTTAAGTAAGCCCGGCTTTTATACCGGGCTATTTGTTTTTAGCGTTTAAAGATTATTGTGTCACCCCTACGGAAAAAGTCTTGTTGCAATTCAATTTTGTCTTTTTGGATAAGTGAAGATAAAACACCTCTTAAAGATTTCATTTCAATTTTAGTTCCTTCCTGTATGTCCAAAACGTGAGCGTATTGTTTTTCATCATAATCATCACATCCGTTAAGATAGTTGATTACTAAAGTTTCCATTTCGGTTAAGCCGTTGTTGATTGTTGAAGTTTCCATTTCCCCGTTTTTTTAATTTGCCTTGATTGACAATACAAGTATAGGGAGTATATTTGATACTTGCAAATTTATTTTACATTATTTTTAATTTATTTTTTATGTATGTAAATTAGGTCATAAATATATTTTACATTTATTTTACTTTTTATTTGCACATATCATTCCAACCCCTTACCTTTACAAA